ATTATTTTCAGTTACTGATACTTTGGCTGGTGCACCAAACTCAGAAGGCATATTCCTAATAATTGATTCATAATCTTGTACAGTCACCGCTCTTTTCTGTGCTGAAAAATTAAACGAAACATAATTTCTAATTTCTTCGAGTGATGGTAATCCCGCTCCACCAATTGCCGCAGTAACGTTATTACATCTCAAAGAATTTACTACCGAAGAGTTTGTAAGTTCAGAAGGTCCATTAACAAAAAATGAAACAGTTCCTATTTGTGTGATTACATTTGTACCTAAGTTTGTACCCAATCCACCACCTACTCTGTATTGAACAAATAAACTTGAATTAGGTGTTAAAGCTGACCCCAAAGATAAATTATTTGAATATCTTTGTAAGTCGATTGTTGCCCCTACAGTTGTAAATTGGTCTAAAGCATCTTGAGCTGTGTTTGTTCCTCCACCAAATGTCAACTTCTTAAACCCTTCAGGAGTGTATTCACTGATGAATCTGTTTGATGTTTGTATATATCTTCCCACCTTAATTCCAGGTTGGTCAGAAACTTTAGTAGGGTCCTCGATGAATACTCTGTCTTCGGCTAATGCATCTACTTCATACCATTTATTAGGTGAACCTAAAAATTCAGCTACAGTAGGTATATTTGTATATTCAGTACCACTTTTTAACAAAACACTTGTAATACCCAAAACATTTTTTTCAGGCAAAAACAATTCAAAAAATGGTTTAACATCATTTGGAGTTATTACTCGTTTGAAAACTTTTGTAATTCCATTTACAACAAGTTCTCTTTTAGTAATAGTATAATTGATTATGACATTGTTGGCATTACGGTTTGGAATTTTAAGTCGGTTTGGAAAACCTTGTGCATTGTATGGTGAGGTAAAATCAACGTCGTATATATTTTCAAACACAATACCAGCTCCTGAAACTTGAGAACCTCTTGTCAAAACTCCCAAATATCTCTCGTCTTCTTTATCACCAAATACAGGAACAGTTATTGAAAAATCTACTAAGGCTACAGATGGTCTTTGGCCTGGTAATTTCAAACCATAAGTTCTGGCAATATTATAAATTGAAGACCTCTGTTGTGCGTATTGAAGTACAGTTTCTTGAATACTTCTATCTATATGATAATGTAGGTTGTCCGCAACTGCAGCGTTCAAATCTAAAAACACCGAGAATACAGATGCGTCATTAAAATCTTGGATAAGTTCAGGATAGTAAGTCCTTACATAATTAAGTAACTCAGTTCTTATTCCCTGATAATCTCTGGTTGTATATGAAATTTTACGATTTGCCATCTATATTAAATATTAATAATAACAAAATCACTTTGAGCAAAAGATGATCTGTTGTTTGAGTAATCTATTCTAATTTTTGCGGTATATTCCGAAGTCCCTTTACCGGGTAATCTATAAATTGGAGACTCACTTGTCCCTACTGTATTTTCACCAAGCATGGTATCAACTTCTTCCATAGGGTCCGCAGGTGTAATTGTTATTTGATTTAATAACAGGTTCGGCATAAAATTTTGAACCGCATCCCTGATATCTGATTGTATTGCATCAAAAGTTAAACCATCAAATGGCTCAAACAAAAATTCGTATAATCTAGTACCAAAATCCGGTAAATAATACCGACTTCCTTTTCTTGTTAGAAGTAAGTGAATCAAATCCGATTTGATTTGCTGCGATTCTAACTGAGTGAGTTCTAAATAATCACCTCTTCTTGAATCTCTGAAAGGAAAGTTTATACCATATGTAAATCCATTCGCCATAAAGATAAATATAAGACCCTTGTTTTTCCTTATAAATAGCCATAAATAAAAAATCCCGATATATATCGGGATTAATTAATTTAATTAAGAAGAACAACCAAAACAATCAATTTCAATTCCTTCAGGTTTTGGTGGTAAATTCATACTACTATAATCAACTTTAGGAACTTCAACATTTGGTTTTGATTTTTGTGCCTTTGACATATCCAACGCTAAGTGTTTAGCTCCTGTTGAAATTGCCTTAGTCCTTACATAATAACATAATGTTTTCAAACCTTTTTCCCACGAGTGAAAGTGAGATGATGTAATTTTAGACAACGTAGGGTTCGACATATATATGTTCATAGACTGAGATTGGTCAATGAATGGTGCTCTATCCGCAGCCATATCAATTAACTCTCTCTGTGATATCTCCCAAATTGTTTTGTATTTTGGAATTAGATGTTCAATCCTTTTAACTTTTTTGTTATAGTTTTTGTCTTCAGTATCGAGGTATTGATTGAAGTTAATATTTTGTATTGAACCTTCATTCACAATAATTTCATTCTTCAAATCTTCAGACCAAATACCAATTTTTTCAAAGTCATTGATTAAGTACTTGTTCACAATCATAATTTCCCCACCAACAACTCTTCGGTTGAAGAGTGCTGAGTGAGCAGGTTCAGTCATTTCGAACGACCCTGTAATCTTGGCAGATGACGCAACTGGCATCTGAGCGGTAAACAATGAATTACAAACTCCAAATTCTTGTACATCTTTTTTCAATGTATCCCAATCTAAACTCAAATCAGAAGACTCAACTCCCCACATATCAAATTGGAAAATACCTTTTGACATCGGAGAACCTTTGAAGAATTCGTAAGGGTGTCTAATTCCTTTCTTACACAAATCATTACTTTCAGTAATTGACGCAAAATAAATCGCTTCAAATATTTTTTTGTTCAAGTCCTTAGCCTCATCCGAAGTGAACGAATAGTCCATTAAACAAAAAACATCTGCAAGTCCTTGAACTCCAATAGCAATTGCTCTTTGTTCAAGTCCACCTTTTAATCCTTTTGCAGTTGAATAACTATTTTTATCGATAACATTGTTCAACGCTCTAACAGCCTTTCTTACTTCATGAATTAGTAATGTATAATCAAATTTACCTTCAACAATAAAGTTCTTCAACACAATAGAAGATAGTGTACAAATAGCAGTTGTCTCCTCATCAGTAAATTGATAGATTTCATTACATAGATTGGACTGTTTAATAACACCGATATTTTGATGGTTTGTTTTTCTGTTTGCGCTATCCTTAGCACATAAGTATGGTACACCAGTTTCAACTTGAGATTCAATTACTTTACTCCAAATCTCCTGAGCCTTCACCTTTTTACCAATGCCAGCATCAATTGCAAGTTGATAATTTTTCTCATACTCCTCACCATAACACTCTTGTAACGGTTTAATACCCGCTTTAAGAATATCATTAGGACAGAACAAATACCATTCTTCGTTATTCTTAACCGCTCTCATAAAGTTATCAGGAATCCACAAGGCAGTGAACAAGTCTCTCGCTCTTAATTCTTCCGCTCCTGTATTTTTCTTGATATCCAACAAGTCCATAATATCTTTATGCCATGGTTCTAAGTAGATAGCAGCACTACCAGGTCGTCTTCCCTGTTGGTTAAAGAACCTTAGTGATTCATTAACAATCTTCAAGTACTTTAATAGACCACCAGCAAATCCTCCTGAAGATTTAATACGACTTTCTTTACTTCTAATGTTAGACATAGACAATCCAATACCCGCAGCATCTGAAGAATAAGTTGAAATATCATTCAATGATTTTAGTAATCCATCTCTTGAGTCTGAGTTGTTATAATGTAACACACAAGACGCTAACTGAGGAACTTTAGTACCAGAGTTAATCATGATTGGAGTCGCCTTGGAAATCCGTTGACTTGACAAAGATTCATAATAATCCATCGCCTCTTCAAAAGTATTTGTTACCCATAGAGCAACTCTCATATACATGTGTTGAGGTCTTTCAATTACTTTACCTTCAGGTGTTTTCAACAAATACATTTCCTGTAAAGACCTCCAAGCGAAGTAATCGAAATTGTAATCATTTTCGTGATTGATTACTTCATCAATTTTACTTGGTCCATATTTTTCAATAATAGACATAAGGTCATCATGTACAACACCGTCAACATGTAACGTATGCATTGTATTTGAAAAACTCGGGTCAGTTTCTTTGTGATATGAAGAAATTGCTACAGAAGATGCTAGTCTTGAATAATCGTAGTGACTCCCCGTATAAGCAGCCGCAATCTCGTAAACAAGTTTATCTAACTCCTTAGTTGTTATATTTCCTTCAGTAGGTACTGAGGTAATAACTTTGATAAAAATTTCATCAGAGTTAACATTCAACCCTTTTGCGGCACGTTTAATCCTATTATAAATTTTTTGAGGGTTGAAAGACTCTCCTTCCCCCCCTCTTTTTTTGATTTTTAATGACATCATAAGTATTAAGATATTAAATTAAAAGTCAGAATCAAATGATATTGTTTCATTCAATTTAGCTTTTTGGTATTCCATTGTTCTTGACTCGAAAAAGTTACCTTTGGTCTCAACGGCAATTTGTTCCATAAACTTGAATGGTTGTTCTACGTTGAATTCTTTTTTACATCCAAACTTAACCAACAAACCATCAGTTACGAACTCAAGATATTGTTTCATCAAGTTAGAGTTCATACCAATTAGTGACACTGGCAGAGATTCAGTAATAAATTCTTTCTCTATTTCAAGTGCTGACAATAGAATTTCTTTAATTCTTTTTTCACTTGGTTTGTTTTCCAAGTGGTTGTTCACCAAGTGAATTGCAAAGTCACAGTGTAGGTTTTCATCTTTGAAGATTAGACTATTCGCATTACTTAGTCCTTGCATAATACCTCTTGACTTCAACCAAAAAATTGAACAGAATGACCCTGAGAAAAAGATACCTTCAACCGCAGCAAACGCAATAAGTCTCTCAGCAAAAGTTGAATTCTCAATCCAATCGAGGGCCCATTTCGCTTTCTTCTGTACTGCAGGTAAATTATCTAGTGCTGTAAAACACAATTGTTTTTCCTCTTCGTTTGAAATGTAGGTATCAATCAATAGTGAATACATCAAACTGTGAATATTCTCCATCATTAGTTGAAACCCGTAGAAAAACTTTGCTTCAGGATATTGTACTTCCTTCAAGAAATTTTCTGCAAGGTTTTCATTCACAATACCATCCGAGGATGCGAAGAATGATAAAATATTCTTTATAAAATATTGTTCATTTTCGGTAAGGTTATTCCAATCTCTAATGTCATTTGTTAAATCAACTTCTTCCGCGGTCCAAAATGCTGCTTGATGAGATTTATAGAATTCCCAAATGTCATCATGTTGAATTGGAAAAATAACAAATCGGTCGGGATTCTCTACTAAAATTTTTTCCATAATTAATTATTTGTTTTTTTATATTGTTTGTTTTTGTTGTTCATCTTTTTGTTTTCTCTTCTCCATCAACTCCTTAACTCTGTCTCGTTTCTTCTCTTCTTGTTGTTCTTCGAAACCTAAGAATGTAACCGAACTTTCCGTATCGATTTCCAATAGTTCGTTGTTGAATTTACAATTCTCAAACACAACTCCGTCTTTACCTAAACGAGATTTTGTTATCGCTATCGTAGCCAAATGTAATTCTTTTTGTTGAAGAGTTTTTGCCACCGTAATGATTACGTGTCCAACTTGAGCTTTCTTAATTGACCCACCCATTTGGTCTGTTGTTACAACCTCAGCCGAAATAGAACTTCTATTACCCTGTGTTGCCGTCCAACCAACCAAATCAAGTTCGTGACACATCGCCTCAAACCCTCTCATTACCGAACCTTCCGCTTTCCATTCATCTCTTGATGTTGACTCAGGTAACACACAATCGATATAATCCATCAGAATCATATCAATTTTATTTCCATCAGCGATAATTTTTCTGACTTGGTTTTTGATTTGATTCATCGTCATACTATCCGATGCCAATTTCTTCAACACAAGTTTGTTCTTCATAGTTTCTTGTATCTCAGTAACCTTACTCATTACATCTTCTCTGTGTTTTGATAACTCGTCAGGTGGAATACCTGTCCAAATCGTGAAGTGTTTCCTCTGAACAATTTTGGGATTGTCTTCAAAGAATACCTGAAGGACATTGTATCCCAAGTTAAACGCTGTGTTTGCAATCTTGGTTAAGATAGTAGTTTTACCAACACCAGTTGGTGCAAGGATTACACCTATCTCCCCTTTAGCTAAACCACCTTTAAGTAGTTTATCAATACCTGGTATACCCATAGGTATCGGATGTCTGTAGTCCTCATCTAACACCGTCTCCAAACCTGAGAAAATATCCGTTTGACCTTTCTCAATTTCACCGACTTGTAGTGCCTCTCTTACCAACCCTTCAACTTTATCATAAGATTCAAAATCTCCTTGTGTAATGATTTTTTGAGCCTTGTCCATCGCCTTCTGAAGTTCTTGTTGTTTACAGAACTTCAATGCTTTTTCTTGAACAAACTGTGTTCCTTCGAATGGAGCTTCCTTAACTTGTTTTAGTGTATCCAAAACAATTTTAGCAACCAATTCTTGAGAAACTTCAGACTTGATAATTTGTTCGAGAGTTTCGAAGTTGGGAGTTGATTCATACTTCACATAGTATTCCTTAATCATCTGTAATATGATTTTGAAATACTTGTTATCGAAGTAATTTGACTCGATGACATCAAGAATAGATGATGAAAAATCTTTATCTACCACTATCTGATTCAATAACTGAATCTGGAAAGTGTTCCCTAAGTAATCGAAATTTTTGTTCATATATTGTATTGCTCCCCTGTGTATTATTAAATACTCACTTACTCAAATCAAAATCCAAATATTGATAAGATAATCTTTGTTCTGAAAAAATGTCAGTTAATTCTCTGAGAATGTCTTTCAAAAATGGTCGTACGTCAACGGTATAACGAACTTTGGGTGGAAAATATTTTCCATCAAAAATTCTATGACAAATTGTCGTGTCTCCATTTTTTACGAAAATGTTGAATATCTCTGGACCATCAGTATAAGAGGTGTCCATAACTGAAGGGTCGTGCATAATAGATTCACTATTATCCATCATGTAAATAACAGTTTTCATCTTCAAGTGATATTGTAAGTCTTCTTTAATGTCATTAATTAAGTCGTAGAATTCAACTGAGTTTTTTGCTGTCGGATTATAACCTCTAACATTGAAATACCTTTGGACAACAATATTGTCGTTAAGGGTTAGAAGAAATTCCATTTTGGTACTGTCTTGCTCTTTCATAAAGTTTTTAATTTTTGTTTGTGTTTCTTTTTTCTTTTCGTGTAAGTTTCATAAATGGTTTGAGGAAATTTACCCAAGCCTCATCGTTCTTGGGTAGGTACTTGAAGAGTCCGTCCTCCATCATCATTCTCATCAAGTTTTTATATCCACGGTCTGTGGGGTCTATTGTGTCTGTATGAATTTGTTCTACCAATTCTTTTCCTTCTTCAGTAATCAAAGGATTATGTAGGTCAACAATTTTTTTGTTTATTTCAAAGAAATCTTGACCAAATGTACCGCTTTTAGTTTTACCAATCAAAATGTTCTCTAACGCCTTTGGTTTTTTCTTTTGCTCGATATTTCGTGCCTTATCCAAGATTTCTTCGATAGTCCATGACTTCTCCAACAATTCGGGAAACAATTTAACCAAAGTCTTTTCTCCCAACATTTCTATACCATCTATGTTATCAGACTTGTCCCCCGTTAGAATTTTGGTTAATAAGACGTTTTGGTGGGGTATGTTGACCTTATTGATAGTAATCATGTCTCCATACCCATAGTATTGTTTAGAGGTCGGAGAATAGATGGTTACCCGTTCTGATATAAGTTGAGTTAAGTCTTTGTCGGCAGAAAAAATTATGATTTCTTCATCGACAGACAATTTGGTATAATAAGCAATAAGGTCATCCGCCTCGTTGTTAGTCATTTCAACCTGACGCACGAATATCTCCTCAAGGTATTGTTTGACCCGAGACTTCTGTTGAAGATATGATTCGTACTTAAACTCATTCATATCTTGACGACGATTCGCTTTGTATTGGGGATATATAGATTTCCTTACGGAAGAGTTAGAGTCACCATCCCAAAATACCACAACCTTATCGTGATTGTGTTCTTCTAAAAATTTTCTCAAGATGTTTATAAAATGGTAGATTCCACCTAAGTGGTCTCCACCATTATACAACTCCTTTACTCCATGAAATCCTATCTTGAACAGATTGTCTCCGTCCACTAATAACGTTTTAATCACAATTCGTGATTTAAGTGTGAAATAATAAACTAGTCTTCTTTTTCTTCTTTCAGAGTAAAATCACCATCAGTTCCGATAATATCTTTCCAATAGTCAGCATACTCTTTTTTGTATTTCTCCAATGAGACTTTCTCTTCAGCAGCCTCTTTACCTCCAATGAATCCGTGTGGAGTAACAATAATTTTTCCGTCATCATAACCCAATCCGTTGATGTGGTTTTTCATAACAGAAACTTTTGTCCTTGACGCAAACTTAATCGTTCTTTTATCTTTGGTCGCAGTAATCTTAGTTGTTCCTGCACCCTTTTGGTTTCCAAATAGAAATACCAAAGATGAGTTCAACCAAATCGCCTCACCACCCTTAGCCTTAATTTTAGGTTGACCAAATGGATTATCTGGAAGTTCAACCCAAGGTTGATTAACAATAACCAAAGTGTTTTCATATTTTGAGTCAGATTTACGAGACCCTGAAATACGTTGGTTAATGCCCATTCCAATTTTATCCGCCAAAGTAGATGCATTGTGTTGCTTTCCACCTTTTCCTTCATAAGTCATCTTACAAGGAACTGAACCAACTGAATCCCATAGGAACAACAAACTATAATCCAA